TTGTGGTTCAAGAAAAGACATAAATGCGTTAGCTGCACCTCTAACAGATGTATCTACACTCCCTTGTGGGTTGGTGTTTTCACTCATTTTTTACCTCTATGGTTGGTTAAAAAACCTTAAATCGCTTCTTTTCGATTTCGTCATTTTGGGCGATTGATCGAATAGATGCTTCAAATTCTTCTATGGCTCGCAGTTTGACTAAGGCTCTTTCTCTGCCTTCTACATCATGGTCTGCCGAACCGAATATGTAAGACTTATAGACATCTTTCTGAGCTTCTAGGAGCTTAGTAAAGAAATCGTCTATTAGTAAATTTTTTGCTCTATCGCTTGGGTTCATCCAGGAATCCTGACATCTCCTGTAAGTTTAGCTCCTACTTGCGCTGCTTTCAACTGAGCCTCTGCTTGGAACTCTGCTGTCTTGAGTTCTAGGTTGGCTGCTGCCTTCTCTCTTTCGAGTTGGATTTGGGCTTGTGCCTTGGCTTTAGCAATCTCAATATCATTGAGTGCCTTGGCTCGGTCTACTTCGATCTGCGCTTGTGTCTGCTGCATCATCATATCGAGAGCAGGGTTAGGCTGTTGCTGTGGAGGCTGTGGCTGAGACAACATTTGGTCTAGTTCTGGTGGAATCTCTTTGAAGAACTCCATTGAGTCTTTGTATCCTGCTGCCTCGATAAACTTACCGAGTGTGTTGCGATACTGACCCACAGATACTAGCGGATTAGCAAAGCCTTGGGATGACAAGATTTGCTCTTGTTTTTGCATCACCATCGCTGCCATTGCCATCTTTTGATCTTGGCTACCTGTGCCTAGACCGACATTGACTGTTACATCGTAGTTATTCTTCCACTCTCTTGGGTCAATCGAGACATACTTGCCTCGGAGTCGAATAACTCTTGGCTTGTCCTGATACTTCAGCAAGAGCTGGAAAATACCGCTAAATAGGTCTTTAACACCAGTATCGGCAAAGATCCTAGCAATCATCTCAATCCGACCAGAGCCTGCTTGTTGCATCGCTGCAATCGCTGTCGCTGTCGTGTTTTGTAGAATGTTCGGGTCAATACCTTGGCTTGTAGAAGTAACTCCTGATCGCTTCTGCAAGACTTGATCCATATAGTCCAACATTGGGAATGACTGCGCTGCTGTAGCAGGAACAACCATTGGTTGAACTGCACCAGAGGACTTCACTCGAACCACTCCACCAGGAGCAGAGGTTAATAGATCATCTAGGTTTACCTGACCATCTAGGGCTGTAACCCTAGGCATATTGGTTAAGTAAAGGTTGTCTAAGATTTGGCGAGTAATTGTAGACTTGATGAGCTGGATGTCCATTGCTCTGTCTGCCAAACTCTGACCAAAGAACTTATGTGGCATTGGGATTGGGCAGATACTAGCGAAAGGAATGTGATCGCACTCCTCGTTGTCAATGATTTGGTCTCCTGCATAGGTTACTTTGCGGAGTTCTGCAATACCATCGCCATCAAAGTCGGTGCGGATATAGCACTCAAAGACTTCTACTTCTTGCATAGTAAAGTCTAGTGTCTGTGTCTCATCTGGCATCTCGCCCTGTGTAAACCTTGCTACTCGCTCTGGAGTGTATGTCAGGTCATTGTATGCAGGCATCTTATCCACTACATCTTGTGGATAGCCTAGAGCCACTAAATCGCTGCGAGTCTTAACTGTGCGGTGCGCTACAAAGCGAGCATCCTTGATTTTCTTGTCTCGCTTAGCGATCAAGAACTCCTCTGGCGGCACATTCATCACACAGACTTTGCCGACTTCTTTCTTCTTGCGGATTACGACATTGTAGGAAAGCACAGCAGGGATAGGCATACCCATTGGGTCTATCGATGCAGGTGCAATCTCCTCTGTCTCTTGGCTAACTAACTCCATCTCGCCATCAGCGAACATAAGGGTTAGTTCTTCTGCATTAAGCCCTTTGTATTCCTCTTTAGTTGGTTCTTCTGCATCTTCCCACCAGTATTTGACAATACCATTCTTTTGTAGAAGTGCGTCTTTCATCCAATCATGAAGAATGATGACTCCATCATTGTCATTAAAGAATACATAATTTGTGAGTTCTGTGGCTTGTTTGGCTAGTTCCTCATCGCCTGGCATCCGAGGCTCGAACCGACCTAACTCATCTGAACCAGCAAAGATTCGCATAAGTTGAGGTAAAGCACCATCGACTACTTCTGCTACTTCGCCTGTAACAATCTTGCTACGACCTTCTACTTCATTGCCATACTCATAGCGGTTGTAGTAGTTGATCGCCTTGGTTCTCTGCTCGACTGTCTCAGTCTCTACATAGCCAATAGAGTCTTCTATCTCCGCTTCAACAATGACTTTTAGTTTTTGCTCATCCATTTATACGATCCATGAAGTTTTAACTGTTATTGGCTGATCCCAAGTGCTGTTTTGTTCCATACCGATTGCCAGATACCGAAAGGCATCCGATCCATGCGATGCCCAATCATGCAAAGGTTTGTCAAAGAACACATTGCGCTTTTCGTCATACTCTCGCCTATAGTTTCTTAGGCAATCGAGTCCTTGTTTTACTTGTGGCATATTAAACCAACACTTCGGTAACATTCTACGAACTGCCTGTATGCCATCCTCTACAGAAAGTCTTGGCAGAACCCTGACATCTAGTCCTGATTCTCTCAATACTTCCAATCTACTTTTACCTGTGCCTAACTCTCTCACTTCCACATCATGCGGTAGGAGTTGCTCTGCTTGATGCCAATGGTTGTCTTTTAACCAATTGACATACCAATCGAGTCCTTGACCATGATTCTCTACATAGTCTAGCAGTCTTATCTCTTGTCCTGTAGTTTGTGCAACCCACAACGCTGTAGAATCGCCCATGCCTAAATCCCAAGCCACATAAGTTCTACAGAGATCATCTCTTGTAATTTCGCAAAGTCGGTCTTTTGATTCCAGATCATTGATTAACTTTCCGTAATAACTACCCTCTACTGCTGCGTTGAAACTACACTCGAACTCTTGGTTGTATTTGTCATCGCCCATTTCTTTTCGGGCTGCCCAGAGTTCATCCTCATCTATGAGCTTTGTCTCACTAGCCTTGAACTGTAGTGCCGACCATCCAGGCTCTTGGCTTGCCCTGTCGAACAGTTCTTTAAAATGGTTGTTGCCTTTAGGAGTGCCGATAAACAGACAGAACCCCTTGCGGTCTGCTAATGCAGGTCGGATGATCTCATTCCAAATCTTAGGGTTTTGATCGCCAATTTCGTCAAGTACTACCCCGTCAAAATATTGCCCGCGAAGCGAATCAGGGTTATCTGAGCCATAGAGTTGGATTCTCCTTCCGAGAAAATCTACCCTTAATTCCGCAATATTGGCGGTAGCATCTAGCGGTCTTACAAAGTGGGTTAGGTAATCCCATGCCACCCTTTTAGCCTGACTGTATGTCGGTGCTATGTAGGCATATCTAGGGTTTTGCTTGTTATTCTGCATCGCCCTTTTAATTAACTCATTAAGAGCTGCGACAGTCTTACCCATCCTTCGATGTGCTACACCCACTACAAAGCGGTTGTTCTCCATCGCCACATGGATTTCTCTTTGTGGTTGCCTTGGCTTATAGGGGATTACGATTACTCCTGCCACTTAACCACCAATGGTGAGCCATCTGCTCCAGTTACTTCCAGGCTAGAAGTTTCTTTCCATTGCGCCCTAGTCTTTAGCCAAAAGATAGCTGCTGCTGTATTGCCATTCTTAGCTTGTTGGAACAATGTCTGACCGATAGAGGCATTGGCATCTATCCGACCATCCTCTAGGTCTTTCTTGTAATGCTTAACTAGGGTGTCATCGCTGATCTCTAGCTTACTAGCAATATCTACATACCTAATTCCTACAGCACTTAGGCTTCGGACTAGCTTTCTAGTTTCTTCTGTAGGAATATGCTCTATACCTTGCATATTATTCCTTTTCTAACTCCGAAAGTACCGCTTTCTTGCCTGTAAATTGCTCCCAGCGAGCCACAATGACATCGCAATATTTAGGGTCTAATTCCATTAAATACGATTTTCTGCCTATTTTTTCAGCAGCAATCATGGTTGTTCCTGTGCCACCAAATGTGTCTAATACGATGCCTTTTGGTGGGCAAAAATTATTGATTATGTTCTCAGGCAAATACAATGGAAATGTTGCTTTATGTATGTCTGAATATTCATTGCCAGCAGCCGATGAACCTTCAATTACATTGTAATAAGACCCTTGTGTAAATTGGGCATTTTTGAACTTGCGTTTACCATCACCAAAACATAGGATAAATTCGACCAAATTATTGATTACACCACCTTGTATGTGCGGTGCAACATTATTCTTTTTCCAATAAATAATGTCTTTAAATTGTTCACGATAATGTGCCAATACATCTACAATCACACGCTTGTTACCCTCTACCAACCCTATGTTGTATAGAACCTCGTTACAAACGGCAAATATACAATTTAGGTTAGATATTACAAAATCTCTATATTCATCTTCTGATTGGTTGTCATCAAAAGAATTGTATTTTTTCTCAGTTCTAGCGTTGCCTTTTACTTGCAACGACCCTGCATTATATGGTGGCGATGTAAAGCAAATATCAGCCTTCTGACCATCCATCAACTTCTCTACATCTGTGATGCTTGTAGAATCGCCACACATCAGCCTATGATTACCTAATATGTAGATGTCGCCTAGCTTTGTCTTTGGCTCGTCTGGCACATCAGGCACAGCATCTTCATCCGTTAGCCCTTCTGTTTCCTCTATAGGGTTTAACAGGGCATCTAGTTCGTCTGGATCAAAACCCAACAAAGAAAGGTCTATGTCATCTTTTAGGTCTTGGAGTTCTACAGACAGCATACTTGTATCCCACCCTGAGTTGAGTGCGATTCGGTTGTCTGCCAAGATATAGGCTTTTCTTTGTGATTCTGTAAGGTGGTTTAGGATAACCACAGGCACTTTATCCATGGCTAGTTTTCTTGCTGCCATGACTCTGCCATGACCTGCAATAATGCTGTTGTCTTTATCTACAAGAACAGGGTTGTTAAATCCAAATTCTTTTATAGATCCAGCGATCTGTGCTACTTGCTCATCCGAGTGGGTTCGAGCATTTTTAGCGTAGGGAATCAGTTTCTCTACTGATTGCCACTCAATTTTGTTTGCGCCTTGCATTCCATTCCTCTAGGGTTGATGGTTGATGTAGGGTTTAATTCTACACTAATGAACTGTAGGTTGTTTACCGATAAAGTAAATCTCATTACATCCTATTCTTTCTGATAGCTCTAGGATGAATTTGTAGACTAATCTTAGTTCTTCTGCTTTGTGGTTAAAAGACTCAAATCTTGTAGGGCAGTTACTTAGTTCTACAACTGCGACATTCTCTACCACTTCGTTTTATGACTCCAGTACCGAGCCGAGAATTTGTCTGGGCTTGGATCTTGAGCATTGTGCCTAGCATAATAAGACTTTCTGCGAGCTTTCTCAGCTTCGGTCTTTGGTTTCTTACCTGCGCCTTCTACACCTTGTTGCCCAAATCTTACAACCTTAAAATCTGAGCCTTTCTTTGCAACGACCACATGGCTTTTAGTGGGATGCCCTGGAGTTTTTTTTGGGCGATCAAAGCCACTTACACCTAGTCTCTCAAAGACCTTGGCAGCATCCCTTACTTTCATTTCTTTTTGACCTTCATGGGCTTATTTTTATAGCCCTTGTCCTCTTTGGTCATTTTCTTAGCGACAGACTGTGGGATACCCAATTCTTTAGATAAGCCCTTATTACCTGCTACTGCATACATTAGTTTTGCTTGTGCTTTAGATTTGAACGGCATCATTTAGCCTTTACAGGTTTAGCGGTTTTAGCTGCTTGTTTAAATGCTTTAGCGGTAGGTGCGCCCTTTGCGCCTGGCTTACGCATTTTCTCGCCTGATCCTTCTGCGATGCGTTTGCGTTTTTGGTGAATATTACTGTAGAGACCTTGTTTCAATCCTCATACTCCTCAGAATCTTCTTCTTCCATTTCATCTTCTTCTGCGCCCATTGGTTCAAACGCTTGACACCCGTTGTTCTCATCACACACAAAGTCGAAAATAGCACAATGACCCATGCCCTTACCTACTCCGCACTTGGTCATTTCTTCGCCTGTCTCAAAGTATTCACAGGCTTTACATTTACCTTCGCCATCCTTACGAGTTCCATAATCGGCTGTTAGGATCGCTTTCTTTTTGTTGCCTTTGTTGATGTCGGCATCAACTGTAGATAAAGGACAGGATTCTGTATCGGACTCTAGT